CAAAGTTTGAAGAGGGTCGAGATCAGCTTTTAGAGTCCGCGTTCGGCGTCAAGCCGGAAGTTCTGCGGAACCGTATCAATTCCATGGAGCAGCGCTTGTCTCAGCGCGAAGCTCTGGACAACTACACGATTTTCCTATCCGACGAAGCGGGCTATGTCCGCAACGCGGAGAACGATCAAACACTGACGGCGTACATGGTGAAACATGGGGTGCCACCGACCGTCGCAGGATTCAAATACGCCCATGATAAGGTGAAGGCAGCCGGATTGCTGCTCGATGCCCCTCCCGTGCATGAGGTAACAGTTCCTGTCGCGCAACTCGCGACCGAACCTGTGGTGGTGAATTCGCAACCGCCAGTTGCAACCGGAACCCGGATTGGTTCCGAGGAGCAGCCGCAAACAAAGCGACAAGTCTCTGTCCCTTCTGGTTTGAACGACCGTGTGTCGTCAACCTCTACCCCGCGTAGTGAAGGACTCTCAGTGACTCTGTCAGACATTGATAACATGCCTGCTACCCAGTACAAGAAGTGGATTCAGGTTCCTGCAAATCGGGAACTGGTCAATCGCCTCGAAAAAGAAAAACTGGAACGCAGTCGTGCAGCAATGCCTCAATAAAGGAATAAAGTCTAATGGCTTTTTCTCCCGCAGGTAACCAGCTTTCAAACCTGCCTCAGTCCACGGTAAAGTTTTACGACAAGACCTTCCGTGAGAACTTGAAGGCACAGACCCCCTTCGTCGCTTGTGCAGAGCGTTTGAATCTGCCGATGAAGAGTGGTAACCAGTACGAAATGTTCATGTACGTGCCTCTGGCTGCGAACACGACTCAGACCGATGAAGGAACCGTGGGTTCGTCCCTGTCCGTCAGCGTCCTGACCACGACCGCAACCATTGGTGAGTACGCGGACTACGCTAACTTCTCCTCGCTGTCTTTGGCAACCGCCATCGATCAGACCGTCGAGAACGTCGCGAAGGAAATGTCCTATCGTCTGGGCGAATCTCTTTCCGCACTTGTGCGTGCAACCGCTGACGGTGCTTCCAGCATCGACTCCAGCGTGTTGACGGAATTGGCCGCTTCTTCGACTTCGAGCTTCACCGCTCTGTCGTTGAGCCAAATCCGTAACAGCGTCCAGTCTCTGGCTGGTCGCAGCGTCCGTCCGTTCGACGAGGCTTCCAAAGCATTCGTCGGCGTCATCCATCCGTTCGCCCTTGGCGACGTGCTGGCAGACAACTCGAACGACAGTCCTATCGACATCCTGAAACACACCCCTGTGGGTCAGGCGAAGATGGAAGACCTCGTTTCCGTTGATCTGACGGAAGTCATCGAACTGCCTTCAACCGGCGTTCATTTCTTCCAGACGAACCTTGTCACCAAGACCTCGAACTACTCGGGTATCACGGGCCTCACCGCTCTGCGTACCTACATTTTCGGGCGTGATGGTATTTTCGCCATCAACCTTGGCGCACAAGGCGACACCTCGTACGGAGACGGCGAGTGGCGCAACATCAAGTGCAACGTGATGCAGAACGTCGAGCCGACTGTGGCCGATCCCGAAGGGCTGATCCCCGGATGGACGAGCGCGCGCAGCAGCCCCGCAAGGGAAGGCGGCGCAAGCAGGTCGGGCGAGGGTCAAACGCGAGCTACTGGCCGAGACGAATGGATCCTACATCACCTCGGAACTCTCTTACTTTTTGTACTATTTCTTCTGCCCCGTAAACTCACTCACCACCTTACCGCTCTCGTCGAGAAACTGCAGTACTCCCTTGCCATCTGACTGTACCTCGAGCACGATCCGGACTTGGCCATTGCCGTCTCGAAGATTCAAGCCCACCGACCCATCCGGAGCCCGCCCGAGGACCAGTCGCTTCACATCATGGCGATGGGCGGCAAAGAATGCTTCCCAAGCAGCGTCCTGCTTGTCCGCCGACAGTTTTCCAATCTGGTCTTCGGCCTTTCTCTTCTCCTCGACCGGGTAGTCCCCCTGGTCCGCAATTGTGATGCGCGAAAACTTGTCTTTTCCTTCCTGGCCCGCGTCCAGAGCAAAGATCTGATTCTCC